AGCTGACCAAACGCCGCCGACAATATCGCCACAATTCCGCCCCCAATCAAGTTGATCTTATTCATTAACTTTTCCATCTCACCCTTCCCTTCTTTAATAAAAAGGGGCAGTTTCCCACCCCACAAAAAAAAGACCCTTCGGCCTTATCCTCTTTTGCTCTTATCCTCTTTTGCTTCTGGTTTCTGTGCTATAAATTCGCCCATTCACATCTGTGATGGTTACTCTTTCTCTGCCATCTTTCAAATCTTCAACGGTGGTGATGCGTTCTCCTTCCGGCTTGCAACTGCCCGCCAATCGGCTAACGTATCTTACATTTCCACCTTTGTCGGTTTCTTTTGCCTTATAAACGCCATTTTCAGGGTTTACCTTATAAACATCCCCACTCACATCCATAAATTCCTTCATGCCTTTTTCCCAGAAACCTCTTTTTAAATCTCCCATATCATTTTCTCCTTTTCGTTTTTATAGTTTAATTAATAGTTATGTAGGTTACCTTTCTGAACCACCTCAGCTCAAAGGCATCACCCCCTTTCCACTTTTAGTAAAAAAATAACAGCCTAAGCTGTTGCAATCCTTCCATCTGTACCAATGATTGTTTTCCAAGTTCCATGCAAGCCATTAGAGCTATACTGCAAACCCTCCACGCCCCAGCGGAAAAGCCTTGGCGACACGGTATAATCCACATTATCCACAGATATATACAAGGCATTGTTTACAATCGTGATAGTTCCACTCATCATATTTAATACTTGCTTAACCCCTGTACTGGCTGAATTCGCCTTACTTACGGCCTTTTCTCCACTGGTAATACTTCGGGTTATATCTGCAACAAAGTCGCCCAATTCAACTGAAATATAGCGATTCAACAGGCAATCCCATTGGTACGCAATGACCTTTGCTTTCTTCTGAAATGCATCTTTTCATTCCTAACAGAAACCAGGTCACCAAGCTGTACTTCCTCCAAGATAGCAAAGCGTTTATACTCTTCCATTTTGGCCAAAAGCTGAAAATTCACCTTAATATTTATCTTAGGAACATCAACATTATCTTCTAATAACTTCCATACAGAGGCCCTCAATTCTCCTTCTGTTTCGCACTCTATGTCCTCATATGTAATAATCTTTGGGTACAAATAATCGTTGATGTGAGGGCTATCCATGAACCGTTCTGATAGGGTCAATCCATCTTTTCCGATTGGATAAATCCTAGTTGCTACACCAGAAATATCTTCTTCTATTTCCAATCCAACAAGGTTTTTCCGATAACGTATTTGGACCCCTCTATCCTTACCCATACTTATATTCATAGAAATTCTAAACCCATCACGCAACAATTCACCACCGAAGGCTTTCACAAAACTGTCCTTGTCCTCGTCTTCCCCCAACAATGCTTGTACTGGATTTTCCTTTTCAATGGATAAAATTCCTGATGTTGTAATATCCGTAGAAAACACAAAGGGCATGGGGAAAGAAAACTGATTTCTGAGGTTGTCTAAAATCCCACTGGCGGTACCACTGACATCCAAATCCACTATGAAGTTATCCAGCAAATCATAAAAAACATGATGTGCATTCACCTTGATTCCAGCCAAGGATGGGTTCACACGATAGATCCGAAAAGGCTGTGCACCTCTTGGTGTGCTGACATAAAGAATCCTATCGTTCTCAATATTTTTCCACTTTCCATACTGGTCATAAGGGTGTTCTAACTCCAGTTCATATATTCCGTTTAGTTCCTCTTTGACAGTACAAAAGCTTGGGAATAATACCCCAAGCCCAAGATTTTCAAATGAAGTTGCATTCTTTTCGTGTACCGTTATCACGCAAACACTTCCCCTGTGATTTCTCTATATTGTTCTGCCGTCAAACTCCCAGCCTTCACAAAGACACTAACATTTTCTTTTGTGTAATAGTTCTTCTCATAAAAATACTTTACAATTTTAAACATTTACAACACCTCCTTGCTGATTCAACAGCAACTGTGCTAACACTGCTTCTTGCGTGTTTTGCCTGGTTATAATCTGTTGCTGATTCAATAATATTTCAGCTTGCAATTCTTCTCCCGAGAGTATAATAGAAGGCTCTGGAATTGGTCCTACTGAAGCTTCTTCCCACTTGCCATCATTATATTTCTTGCCACAAACTGTTGTATCATAGCTTTCCAACGCAATCATATCTTTACTTTCTACTTTTGCCAATAATTGTGAAACTGCAACACAAATACCCTTATTATCTAACTGTGCATAAAACATTTAATCACCTCTTTAATAAAATTCTATAACCTGATAACTAGCCGTTTTTCCAGTTATGCCCCCAGATGTATTTCTATGATAATGCGACTTTAAAACTATAGATGTGCTTGTTAAACTCACCAATATTGCTCCGTATACATCGCCACCGCTAGACTGTCCCGAAAATAATAAGTTGTTATCTAATAGCACGAGTGTTTTTTGTGGGTTAACATCACTTATTGTTATGGTTGTATCATATTCATTTTGGAATATCACAAAGCCCCTTTGTATGCTTTTTACAATCGGTATCGTACCTGTTTTAAGTGTATTAACTAAATTGTTTATTTCAAACATTCTATCCCATGTAGAACTAGTTATTTCATTCATCAAAGTATCTAACGGTTTTGCTAAATTACTGTTTATCTTTTTTAAATCCTCTGCACTTGCTCGGCTACTTGCTGCCACATCTAATCTGTCCAACTTCTCCGCTCTTGCTTTCGTCCAATTTTCCAAAATCCAATTTATTTTTCCGAAAACAGTACCTATTGTAGCCGAACCCGATGGGACAGCATTAGTCACCCCAATCCTGCTCTGAATATCAACTGCCTTTGTATTGACATTATCTAATGTTATCTTGTCTGCTCTGCTACTTACAGCAACATCTAATTGATCCAACTTCGCCGCCCTTACCGCTGTCCAGTTGCTCATAAACTGCTGTAAAATGGCATTCAACTTAGCAAAGATTCCTCCTGTTATTGCTGTGCCTCCCGTGTCAGTGGTTGCCCCAATCTTGTTTTTTACCTCATCCAGGGTAGTCTTATCTGCCACTTCTGTACCAAGCCCTGAACTAGCAAAAGCAGTTCTAAAACTTTCAGTCGTAACATTACTCAAATCCTTTTCCGCTTTACCCTCTAGCAAAAGACAGATTTCTTCTATCTCTGTCTTTGTTGCAAAAATAAGACTTTCGTCAATTACGGCTGTCACATTTTCCGCATTCCCATGATAGACATTTAATATAATTGTTTTTTCATATACTTCTTCCTGGAAAAGCGGGATATACTCTGCCATGGTTCCTGCATTACCATAAGCATAAAGAATTTCCCCAAGATCAGGGTCCGTTGCAAAAAGGCCTAACTCTCTATAATAAAACCCACCTCTTTCACTGTTGGATAAATTCCCCGAAAGCTTTAATATCCCCGTATCCTTTACTTGTTTTCTACCGATAATTACTGTCTGTTTGTATCCCATCAAACTGTTCATATCTTCAATCGCTTGCCCCGTCAGACTTCCATCACCAATTGCAAAACCTGTGAATCGTATCTGTTGACATGCTGCCCCTTTTGCAATGAGGTTTCTTCCTCTTTTTGTCAAATAGACCTTGCCAATTGCCAATTCTATTCCCCCTTTCTACTAATACACCATATACAATTCTTCTTTGCTACTGCTGTGTACTATAAATCCCGCAAGGATTTCCAATTCCTCTGTAATTAAAATCTGTATTCCTTTAAAATCACTTCGCACGTTTTTAATACTTTCCAGTTGCTTGGCAAATTCCAAAGCCTTTTCTCCAGTCAGTGTTGCATCTGTTGTTTTGACAGTAAATGTATAGGCTCCGTCTGTATATTCTTCAATCTCTGCATACCCTAAAACCGCCTCAATAATTTCCTTCACTGCGGCGAGAGTTCCTAATTTTGTATACCACAGCAAACTTTTTTGTATGAGTTCTCTTTTCGTTACAAGCCCCAGTTCCTCAGAATAAAAAGGCGCTCGCAGTTCTGCCGCTAAATAATTGCAAAGCTTATCGTCCCATTTATCTCCTGAAAAAATGGCAATGCCATCCGCCGCCTGCACCAGTTTTTTAATCTGCCTATCCACTGCATAGCAAAAACACTGTGCCTCTATATTCTCCATC